CAAAGTAGTAGCAGCCAGAGGCGAAAAGATATTTAGTTCTGCAACAACTTCTTTATCTATCGCTATCGCATCTACAACAGCGATGACAGGTTCAGGGGTCATAACTGTGAAATCTACTTCAGGGTTTAGTTCAAGCGGAACATTAATTATAGCCTCAGAGCAATTTACATACACAGGCGTTACATCCACTACGTTTACAGGCGTTACTCGTGCTGCTAATAGCACAACAGCAGCAGCACACGCGGCAACCACCGATAGAACTCTTACAGCTGTATC